GTTGTATCTTTGTACCCAAATACAATTATTATGAAACAAGTTATTGAATCAGTTAAGGAATTTTGGGGAGAGTACCGTTGGGGTACTACCTGTTCGTTTATTACAGCATTGCTAGTTGCGGAGCAAGACCGTCTGCTTACAGCAGGGTTCTTTGCGCTGTTTGTCTCTGTTGGTCTTTTTATCTTTGATAAGATGTATAAAAGTTAATAACTCTTTCTTACCTTTATAATACGGAATTGAAAATTTCGGAACGCGCTTCGCGCTAAAAGGAAAGGAGGTGGAAAGTATCTAGGAGAAGCTCTTGCGTATGTGGGGGCTTTTCTGTATATTAGGAATATATGATTTACACATTACTATCAATAACGTTTGGGGCAGCAGGATTGTACTTATTTGCTGCTGAGCGTATTCAGAAAAAATGCTTCAGGGTTCTCACCAAGGAAGAGTTAAAGGAACTTAATATAGAGTGGGACGAAGACGAAGAGGTTCGCTTGTTCGACGCTACCAAAGCGGGTAGATGGTTGGCTGTTATGGCGGTGTGTTGGTGGCTAGGCTATCCCGTCATACAGATTCAAAAATGGTTAACAAAGTAAAGATATTAGTTTGTATCTTTGCGATATATGGATTATCGTTATATCGCTTGGGGTTTCAAATACTTAGGGGCAGTTATGTTCGCTACAAAACTGCGCTTTTGTCTTTTTTGTTTGGAGTATATCTTATTCACGCCACCCCCTGCGAGGGCACTAAGAAGAGACTTAAAAAAAGTGGAAAGCTCTACATTCCGACACGGAGTAGATTGGGCAAGGAGGGTGCGTCAGAGATATTTCTTTTAATACCGTATCTCCTCTTCTCCGTACAGCTTACGATAAAGACGCTGAACATTGTGTCTTCCTTTATGACTCACAGACAATTTCTGAGCATTGCGCCGTATGTTGAAATGTACATCGACACTTTCACCTTTCTTGGTTGGATTGAAGTATTCGTCAAGGTATCCTTTCTTCTTCAGAGGAAGTATAATCCGCTCGTATAACTTTTTACGAGACTGTCCATAGGATTCTGCCGCCCAAGTAATTTCAAAGAACTCTAGGTCATATACATATAACAGAAACTCTAACTCGGCTTTTGTTAAATCTGTGTACTTGACCATATCGCGGATAGCGAGACTCCAATACTTCATATCGTTGTGACGCACATACTTGTCCTGTAACGGCAGGAACTCGCGGTTTATCTTCTTCTTATGTACCTTGCTCTTCGGCATAATTTTCCGTATATTTGTAATATACAATTTAATTAAAAGAAAAACAAGATGGATTATCAAGAAGCACCTCAAGAGTTCTTCGATGAGGTAGCCGAGAAACTCGAGGGCATCAAAGCCCTTGTACAAAAGTACGGGTTGGAAGACCAATGGGTTTCTGCATTCGTTGGCGGGGTATACACCCAAAACGAAGACGGCTCTGCAAAACTCAAGACAATATTGGACTACGTAGTAGTAGACGAAGATGAACTAGATGAGGTTCTGTCTCTTGCTGTTTCATACTTTCAGCAGATGGATTCACCAAGTATTCCTCGAGAATTGAGAGATACTGATGATTGGACTTCTGAGGATTGGATGAACTTTATCCACAAAAACACAGACAAAGATGGAGACGCCAATTAGAAAAATTATCTGCGGTAAAGACCCTAAGAACGGGTTCGCATTTGTAGTAGGTCAAACAATTTACGGGGGTGGGGTCATCCACGCAATTACTCAGGACGGACGTGCCGAGCAGTTGTACGGGCGCTCACGATTCCTAATCTACATTGAGAATGAAGACGGTATACTGCTTTGGAAAGCAATTGATAGTATGCCTGTAATTGTTGAATACGATATCGACTTAGGATAATGAAACCTTTATACGACTTTGTAGTAGAGATTGATAAACTATATCAAGATGATATCAAACTCTCTGACGGAACAACATTAGTTAAGGATACGCGCTTTGATGATTTCGAGGGGCGTATCTCTTACGGTACTATTAAGGCTATCCCCGCTAAGTGGGACATCCCTGAAAAAGTACAGATTGGAGACACGCTAGTGTTTCATCACCACGTTAACCAACAACCTGATAAGTTCGGGCTTGGAGACAACTGCTACTTAGTAGCATACCATCCAACAGAGATTGTAGGACAGGCTTATATGGTTATCCATCAAGACGGTTCAGTTACCGTTTTGGGAACTTGGGTAATCTTAGATGCTGTCCCTGACGTAGAGGAAGAAATAACCTCAGCGAGTGGGTTGTACTTAGGTACGCAAAAGGTCGAGACTAAGAACGAGGCTGTTGTGCTACACCCAAGCGCAGGAACAGAGGAAGCAGGTATCAAGGTAGGAGACTTGGTTATATACAAACAAAACGCTGATTACAGAATTACCTTGCCTGATGGCTCACAGGTATTCCGTATGAAGCCTGACTTTATTTACGCTGCTTATGCCTGATAAGAACTTTACACTAGACGCTGCTGTACGACTATTACAGTCAACAGAGATTGCTATCAACAATATGATTGAAGAAATCAAAAAACCCGTTGATGCAGAATTAAATGGCTCAGGTCGTAAGGCAGAACTTGCATCTATTAAACAGGCTACATCGGACGCTAAGGATATGTTGGTAATGCGACAGGAGATAGAGCAAATGATAAAAAATGCACAAGAAACAGGAGGGATAGAGGAGAAGCAGGACTTCTCGGGTGGATTTGCTGAACGATTTAGCAAATAGTGCCCATATTTTACCATAAAATGTTTGTTTAACTTTTATATAACAAAAATTAAACATATATTTGTAAATCGTACACTAATGGCGGGACTTAAACGAATAGATGGATACCAAGAAGAAATTATCAATATATGCCCTAACGATTCAATGGGGGACATCATTGAATTGGAAGGCTTGTATATCCAACTTCCTGTACAACCTGATGATGCTGAGATTCTGTTCTCCGATTTACATCAGGCTGAGCAGCATTGGAAACGTCAAGAAGTCCCCGAAGCACTCAAAGGGATTCGTTCTATGGATGAGTGGGCGCAACAGCCGAGTAACTTTAGAAAAACCTATAGTGCATATATCGAAAGGGAGTTTAAGCGTAGGCGCGAAGGCGTTTGGATGTACATTAACGGTGAAGCGACTTACATCACAGGAAACCATTACTTTATGCTCCAATGGGTCAAGATTGATGGCTCATTCTACGGAGACTATTTAGCATTTCAAAGAAAACTTTTTATTCACGCTGAGGCGTGTCGTGTAGACCCAAGGTGCGTTGGACAGTTGTTTACTAAGTGTCGTCGTTCAGGGTACACCAATATGGCTGTGGCTACTCTGTTAGCAGAGGGCACAATAGCGAAAGACAAGGTTTTAGGCATTATGTCTAAGACAGGTAAGGACGCTCAGGAAAACGTCTTTATGAAGAAGGTTGTGTCTATGTATAAACACTTCCCGTTTTTCTTTAAGCCTATTCAAGACGGTTCAACCAACCCTCGTATGGAGTTGGCTTTCCGTGAACCCGCAAAGAAAATCACAAAAAACAATAAAACAGCAACTGTCGGCGAGGCACTTGATACCGTAATCAATTGGAAGAACACGGTAAACAATGCCTATGATGGTGAGCGTCTATACTACTTGTTTCTCGACGAGGCAGGTAAGTGGGAAAAGCCCTCGGATATTCGCGAGGCTTGGCGTATCAACAGAACCTGTTTGATTGTAGGGCGTAAGATTGTAGGTACGGCTTTGGTCGGCTCTACGGTAAACCCTATGAACAAAGGTGGTCAGCAGTACAAAGACTTATGGAATGACTCAGACCCAAAAGAACGTAACGCCAATGGTCGTACACGCTCTATGCTTTACCGCATATTCATCCCTGCCTACGAAGCGCTTGAGGGATTCTTTGACAAATTCGGAAATCCAATCATCGAAGACCCTGCAGAGCCTATGGCGACCCTAGAGGGGAAGTTTATAAAAATGGGGGCACGTACATACCTAAACAACGAGCGCAAGGCTTTAAAGGATGATGCTAACGAACTTAATGAGGTTGTGCGTCAGTTCCCTTATTCTGCAGAAGAAGCGTTCCGTGACTCTGTAGAAAGTAGTCTGTTTAACCTTGGTAAAATATACGAGCAGAAAGAGCACAACGACTTAATGTACCCCAAGCCAACTGTTACGGGGAACTTCCAATGGAAGGGCGGACAGATGGATACAGAGGTAGAGTTTGTGCCCGACCCACAGGGACGTTGGGTGGTATCGTGGCAGCCAAAGCACGATGATAGGAACGTAAAGGTAAAACACCGAAACGGACATTGGACAGCACCACACGGAAATAAAGGCGTTGGCGGAGTCGATAGTTATGACCTTGACGCTACCGTAGATGGACGAGGCTCTAAGGGCGCTTGTCATTTTTACAACAAGTTTAGTATGAACGATGTAAGCAATGTATTTATTGCGGAGTATTGTTCACGCCCACCGATGGCTAAGATATTCTACGAGGATGTATTGATGGCGGCTGTGTACTTCGGCTATCCTATCCTTATAGAAAACAACAAGTACGGTATTGCGCGTTACTTTGAAGAGCGCGGATACCTAGAATATCTGCTAGACAGACCTGCTCACTTGGGTGGTGCAACAAGCAAGTCAAAAACCAAAGGAATACCATCTAACTCCGCAGAAGTTATTCAGGCTCACGCTATGGCTATTGAATCCTATATACATAATTATGTAGGGGAAAATATGGACACAGGGGAAATGGGCAGAATGTACCTCGACAGGACTCTAGAAGATTGGATTGGATTCCGTATAGACAATCGTACCAAATACGATTTATCAATTAGTTCGGGACTCTGTTTACTTGCGGCGCAAATCAAGCCCAAAAAAGTAAAACAGGCTGACTTTTCTAACAAAAAGTTCTTCAGGCGTTACAAGCCTAACGCTTAGGTATTTTTTCTTATCTTTGCATAATAGATAATCTTGTGCGAAATGAATAAGAACTATGGTAATTTCCCCGACCCAACAGCGAAGACCGCTGAAAAAATGTCAAAGGGGTACGGTACAGCCTATGCTAAGGCTATTATGGGACAATGGGGTGGAACAGAATCCACCACATCACTTTATCAAAAACGATTAAAGGAGTTTGAACGTGCTCGTGACTATGCTCAGGGTACGCAGTCTACTCAAATCTACAAACAAATCCTAAACAGTCTTGACCCTAACGGTGGTCAGGGTACGCTGTTGAACTTGGATTGGACTCCTGTACCTATTGTACCTAAGTTCGTAAAAATCGTAGTTAACAAGATTCTATCTCGTAAGCCCTACCCAAATGTAGAGGCTATCGACCCGCTGTCACGCGGAGAAAAAGAAATGAAGAAAGCACGTACACGCGCCGCTATCGAGAACAAAGACTTCTTGAAAGAAATGCGCGACCTAGGTGTTTCTCTTAAAGACGATGTTGACGCACTTCCTGATACTCCTGAAGAGGCAGAAATCTTTATGGATGCCAACATCAAAGTGGCTGCAGAGATTGCAGCACAGATTGCAGCAAACCTAACACTTGAATGGAACGACTTTAACGACTCTACATTCCGTCGTGCTGTCGAGGATTTGGTTGTTACAGGTATGGCTGCAGTTAAGCGTGAAAACGACCCTAACCACGGTATCGTTGAGCGCTATGTTGACCCGTCGCACCTAATCCACTCTTACACGGAAGACCCGTTTATGAAAGACTTGGTATACGCAGGTGAAATTCGTCGTATGACAATCCACGAACTAAAGCGTATTGCAGGTAATGAACTAAATGAAGAGCAATGGGGCAAGGTAGCTTCACAGATTAAAAACAAGTGGGGCAACGACGCGAGTAAACTGAGCAAAAATTATTACGACC